TCTGCACCTTTTAGACCTTTGTTTACAAATAGCACTCTGGGTAGGGTGTTTTCTCGTTTCCAATTATGGAGCTGGAACAGTGTTCGTTTTAGAAATGACGTAATAAGACGAGCAGAACTTGCAGGTTACCGTGAGGGTACACCTGAGTATGATTCTTTTAAAAGACTAGCAATGGCTGATTTAATGATGATGTCATTATCTAACCTCTTTATGTATAGTCTATTTGAAAGTTCACTTCCAGCTCCTTGGAATTGGTTCCAAGACACGGCTGATTATTTAATGGGAGATGAAAAGGAAAGAGATAGAGCTTTCTTTGGTTCACCACTTGGTCCTGTACAAGCTATTACTCCACCATCTTTAAGATTATTACCACCTATGTTTAAGTGGTTAGTAAGTGGTGACTCTAGTAGATTAACTGACTACTATCTATGGACTATACCACCATTTGGTAGAATAATTAGAGACGTAGTTGGACCCGGCGGCATTATAGAGAATCCGTTTTATACTGTAACTAAGTTTACAGGGATGCCTTTAATGCAAACAGGACAGCTTATTAAACAAGAAAAGCCAGAGGCTATGCGAGGAAGGTTTATATACTAATGCCAATACCTAATCATTGTGTTGATTGCGATAAACCACTTACTAATGATGACGGATATTTATGTAAAGCCTGTCAAGATAAAGAACGTGAAAAGAATATGGTCAAGACTACTAGTACTGGTACTGACTTAACAAAAATACTACCAAGTTTAAATGAAAAGCAAAATTCTAGCCGCCGCTATTAAAAAGTTTCAACCTGAAGCTATAGGCATAAGTAAAACTGATGTTATTGGTGGTGCTTTGACTTCTATAGTAGGCACATCTACTGCTCAAAAACAAGGTGCTATTGATATATTTTCTGATGATAATCAAGAAAGAATAAAAGCAATAGGTGCTGTAGGTGCTGGTTTAGTTGCTGGAGCTGTAGGTGCTAAAGCACTTAAATCTGCTACTCAAATTGCTACTCGAGGTAAAGCATCTCGTGGTCAATTTAGAGAAGTTGGGGTGTCTGAGTTAAGAAACAACTTACAAGAGGACCCCTTTCATAAAATGGCAATTCCTTTTTACGGTGGAGGTAAAGCAATGCAAGGATTAAGTGCTCTTACTGAAACTTTAATGGGTGCTGGTCGTAGTGCTAAAAGGTTTGTTGACCCTAGAATGTCTTACGCTAGTTCTGAATCTGGTATACCACAGTTTTTTAGAAATGATTTAATGGTATTTAAACAGATGATGAAAGATTCAGAAGATACTATTGCTAAACTTGGTGACCCTAAGAATTATGAAGGTGGTATAGATGCTTATAAAAAAGCTGTTAAACAAAGTTTACAACCCGTTAACCAAGCTACAAAAGTATTACATAACAAAATAATAAATGATTATTCTAATAGTGTAATCTTTAAAGGTATGCCTAAGAAAGAATTAGAAAAGTATGCTAGTCAATTTGTTGAAGAGGTTAGTTATAAACAATTAACAGATACAGACTTACTACCTAAACAAGCAATAGATAATTTGATAGCAATACAAGGTGTAAAAAAAGGTGACCCTATTAGATACTTGCAACTAAAAAACAAAGGGTTATATCAAGGTGGTGACGTACTAAGAGGCATACAATTTGATTCCAGAAGTGCAAAATGGTTTGAAAGTGTAAACGCTGGGGGAACAAGTTCAGAAAAACTTTTACAAAACGCAAAATCAATTTTTGGTAAAAATTCGGTCCGGAAATTAAAAGACGGAGAAATACAAATTATATTTTCCCCGACAAGGAAAGGTAATATTGACTGGGGTGGTTATGCAGGTACCATTGTCGTAGACCCTAAAAATCCTAGTCATATTACTATGATGGCTGATGATTTAAGAGACTTGTTTGGTGTTAAACTAGGAGAAACAGTATTAAATGTAAGTCCTATTAAAAGAATAAGTATGCCAGAAGTTTTAAAGAACGTAAAAATAAACTTAAAACCAACGTCAACCCCTACTGGTAAAAAATATACTCCTAAAAAGAACGTAAAAGTTTCAGACGAAATGTTAGACAGAGTTGCAACTCGAGCTAATATGGCTAAAGCTGACATTAACAACTTATTGGAACTTGCAGAAAAATACGATAATGCTTTTGGTAACTATAAAATTACACCAGAGTTTATTGCAAGTCGCCTTGGTGCAGGTGCCGGTATTACTGGCGTTTATGCACTAGCAACAGAAGATTGATTCCTGTCGATACTCGATAAAGAAAAAGCCGATTGCTCGGCTCTTTCTGTTAGTCATTGAGTTTACCCATTGCTATGTAAAACAATTCTGGAGTAAGTCTCTTAACATTGCCCTCTTGACAACGCTTAGCCATTCTATTAACCACACATTGTAATTCGTATATAATCTGGTCTTGTGCTTCTGAGTTTAACTGAACTCCGTGATTTTTGAAGGCTTGTTTTATGTTCTTCTTGGTCATACGGTTCTCCGTTGGTGTGCTCTTGTCTTCAATAAGTTCCTTTAATGTATGTAGTATTATAGGTCCTTGATGTTCTAAGTGCATATTCTCTCCTTGATTTAAACAAAGCTCCCTCCTACTATTCACTATACTGTGAGGAGACACAATTCACCGTGTAAGAACCTCTGTGTGTAGCTTCATACTTCGGTCAGGAGCTTTGTTATGTTTATGTGCTGTGTTCGTGGTGACTCTAATATCCACGTTTCGTTAGGTAGCGAACCCGATAGCCTAGTCCACAGCACTTGTATACAAATCTGAAAGAGTCCCTAGTGCCAACCATTTTTCATTTGTCATTCTTCTTCTTTTTGGCTTACCCATTGCTAGGAACAAGGTTCTGCCTTGCTTTTTATCCATTATTGCTACTGGTTTGCCTCACAGAGCAACCTTTCGGTTACAAACTCTGACATATGAGAGACTCTTTTCATTTCTAATCGCAATTACTACCCGGTATGCACTTACTCTGTGCTGATAACGGATTATCGTTTTCATCGCCCGGGTCGTGTGGGCTTACATCGTGTATTTTATTGATAGGATTATCAGTTTGACCAATACGTTTGTCGTCTTCGTGGTCCCACTTACTACCTTTCTTTAATACGTCTATAAGCTCTA